CTGGGATGTCTTTGGCTGGTGTGTCAGACATCATCACCATCCAAATCAGAACCGTGTCCGGTGCAACCACTGGAGATGCGGTGGGTTCACTGTCCTTCTGGGATTTGACGGCGTAAATCATGGCAGGTCGTGACCCGCTTTCCCTGGATCAGGAGTTAACAGACGACGCATCGTTGCTGGACATTATCAATTCTCCTAGCCCCACATACACCCCTGCGCCTACATACGCACCGACCGTTGCGCCCACCCCCGCGCCGACCTTCACCCCCATGCCTACGTTTGCGCCGACTCCGGCTCCGACGTATACCCCTGCGCCCACATTTGCCTCCACTCCGGCTCCGACGTATACCCCTGCGCCCACGCCAAGGCCAACTTTTGACCCCACGTTATCTCTTACTGGAGAGGACGTGGTATCACCGACTCCAGAACCAATTACGTCCCCGGCACCCACGTTTGCGCCTACGCCAACTCCAACGGAAGCGCCCACTCCTGCACCCACGTTTACCCCAGCGCCTACGTTTACCCCAGCGCCTACGCCTACGCCCACGTCCGCGCCCGCGCCGACAATGCCCCCGGTGCCTGATTTATATAGGTACGGGTATACGTTTGGCATTGCGGATACGTCAAAGACAGACGACAAAGGGAATACGTACTCTGATCTGAACAACATGTATCAGCGTTCTATCGTTGAGTACATGAAGAGCAGTGATAACCCGTTTTCGGCTCCGTACTACCCCGAGTTTTTGCGGTATCAGTGGGCTACCAATAAAGCCAAGGACATGTACAAGAGCCTTGGAATTGAAGATGCAAACACTGCCGATTTGACCGGATGGAAAAAAGTTCAGACCCCCACAGGGTATTTACTTACGCTTAATCCAAAAGGGGAGTTGGTCAATTACACATTTAATCCCCTGCTCGATGTCACAAAGGCATCTTTTGGGGACTTCCTGGGTAACGTAGCCTCCATAATGTCGTTCGCGTTCCCAGGAATCGCACCGTTTGTTCAAGCCATTCAGGGTGGACGTGCACTTGCACAGGGTGACATCTTTGGCGGCATCAGCTCTCTTGTCGGTGCAGGTTCGGGGTTTGGCGTTCCCGGCATGTCTAACATCAGCACCGCGCTGAACTTTGCCAATGCAATCAAAACGGGTAACTACCTTGGTGTCGTATCGGCGCTGGCCAACACGGATATAGGTAAGCAGTTTGCAGGGATTACCCTAGGCGACACCGGGTATACCTTGAACGATGCTGTCACGGCTGGCTCCATCGTCGATGCGTATAAGAAAGGTAACTACGGCCTAGCGCTCTCCCTTGCAGGGCAGCTTAGCAACAGCGCCGAAACCAAATTAGCGGGTAGCGCGGTCAGTCTTGCTGAGGCTATCCAGTCAGGTAATGCCAGTGCTATTGCCAATGCGTTTGGGCAGTTTTCTGGTCAGGCCTCAAGTGCCATAGACGCTGCGCAGAAAGCGTCGGACAAGGTGCAAGCAGATGCGGCTCCGGGTTTAAATGAAATAAACCAAGCGTTTGCCCGAGTAAACCAAGTCGCTGCGGGGGCACCGGACTTTAGCAATCCTAACATCGACTTAGCCCTTGCACCGGAGTCAGATGAGGCTCTTGAGCGTTTCTTGGCGCAAGGTTTGTCTTCGCAGTCTATAGATGTAGCGGGTCTTCCTGCTGCGGCGGTGGCTTTTGCGCGTGTAATTCCCGGTGCGGTGGAGTATCTTGCTCCGGCAGCAGCGCGGTTTGCAGCTAACAATCCACAGTTTGTGCAAACATTGGTGCAGTCCAGCAACCCCCTGGCGCAGCGCTTACTTGCATCGCTTGTGTCTGCCGGGATTGTCGCTGCCCCTGTTGCGGGATTCCTAGGTGGTGAAACCCCAGATACCGGTGATGAGCTTGCACGGTTACTTGCACGGTATCCCGCACCCTCTGGTGGTGCTGCACTTCCAAAACCCGCACCAGCACCCGAGCCAGCACCTGCGCCAGTAGTTGTACCCACGGTGCCTGTAGTTTCCCCTGATCAATATCCGGCTAACGACCCATATCGGCCGGAAGATCCGGCGAATGAACCGGTTTACGAGCCTCCACCAGCACCCGAGCCAGCACCCGAGCCAGCACCCAAGCCTCCACCAGCGCCTAAACCCGCACCTGCGCCCGAGCCTGAACCCGCACCTGCGCCTGAACCTGCGCCTGAACCTGCCCCTGCGCCTGAACCCGCACCTGCGCCCGAGCCAGCACCTGCGCCCGAGCCTGCACCAGCACCTAGGCCGACGTTTGCGCCTGAACCCGCACCTGCCCCTGCGCCCGAGCCAGCACCTGCGCCTGAACCCGCACCTGCGCCCGCACCTGCCCCTGCGCCTGAACCCGCACCTGCGCCTGAACCCGCACCTGCGCCCGAGCCAGCACCTGCGCCCGAGCCAGCACCTGCACCTGCGCCGGAGCCACCACCGCCCCCTCCACCTCCTCCGCCACCTCCTGCGCCGGAGCCGCCACCGCCCCCTCCACCTCCTCCGCCACCTCCTGCGCCGGAGCCACCCCCTCCTTCGCCGGAGCCACCGCCACCACCGCCACCGCCGCCACCTCCTGCGCCTTCGGCGTCGCCTACCCCTGCCCCAACGGTAAGGCCTACATTTGCACCGTCACCACGCCCTACAGCGGCTCCGCAGATGTCTTGGCCACAAGCACAGCAAGCAGCGATGGATCTGGGTGTCCCTGCGTTGGCTAAAGTTTTCTACTACGGCAAAGAATTTGGCTCTAAAAAGCAAAAACTCACCAAAGAAGGCACGGTAGCGGCGGATACGTACAAGCCGTTGAGTGTTACGCGCCCCGGTGCAGAGCCTGAACAATTGCTAGAAGAGGTTGCCGCAAAGGAAGAAACAAAGGAAAATCCAGCGGAAGCGTATTTGCAACAACTTTTGGCACAAGCTGAATCCCCGACGAGTGGGGATGATTTGCTAGACATACTTAAACGAGGTTAGCCATGTTGATATGGAATGAGGCAACACAGCAGTGGGAAGATGATTCAGACACCTCAACTGGCTCAGGAGAAAGCTCCACAGATTTTTGGAGCCGAATCACTTCTGGCATTGGAAACCTTGGTTGGTCAGATATTTCTAAGCTGTTTGCAGGAACTTCGCCGTTTGGAAAAGCTGGCTCTATCGTGGCCGCAGGGGGCGTAAGTTCACTACTAAACAAGCTTTTTGACAATAGCGGGAGTTCTGGATACGCGGGCTATTCTGGTGGCATCCCAACGTATACAGCGTCCAGGGAACAAACACCAATTGCCCAACAACGACCTACCGGTTATCGCCCAGGACAAGGTGGTATCACATACTTCACGCCCATGCGGTATTTAGAGGCAACTCCTGCACCTACCGCACCTGCTACTACTTCTGCACCTACTGCCACCCCTGCACCTACTTCTAGCGCTGGTGCTGGCGGCGCTGGTAACTCTGACGACTCTGTTCACGGCACGGGCGGTGCGGCTCGTGGAGGCATCATGACGGGAATGGCCGGTGGTGGTAGATTCCTGCGTGGACCTGGGGATGGTGTATCTGATTCCATTGACGCTCAATTTGATGGCTCTGGCCAACCCGCACGTCTAGCAGACGGTGAATTTGTTATCGACGCTCGCACCGTATCTGAAATCGGTAACGGTTCTTCTGAAGCTGGCGCACGTAAGTTGTACGCCATGCTGGACCGCGTGCACCGTGCACGCAAAGCTGCTGGTAGGGGAACCGATTCCAAAGCAGATAAATATCTTCCTAAGTAAGGACACATCATGGCAACCGTTCCTCCCGCCACTCTTGCTCCCGACCCCAACGTTGGGAAGTTAACCGGTAAGTCTGAGTCGCTGGCCAATTGGGCAGGGCCTTATGTTACGAAGATGCTTGGGGAAGCAGAAGCGCTTTCGCAGCAGCCGTACCAAACTTACCAAGGTCCGCTTACAGCGGGGCAGTCTGGGCTGCAACAGAAGTATTTCCAAGGTTTAGGTAATTTGGACTTTCCTAGTAACTTAGGAAAATCGTTTTCTGCATCAGGTGCACCTACTCTTCCTTCCGCAGACGGCACCACGGGTACTACCACGACCGGCCCCACAGGCATCGCTACTCAATATATGAATCCGTATTTGAGCGCGGTGTTGGCACCTCAGTTGGAAGAACAGCGTCGGCAAGCGCAGATGAACCTGCAGCCACTCATGGCCAAATTTGCTGGGGCTGGAGCTTTTGGCGGTAGCCGCCAAGGTCTTGTGGAGAGTGAAAATTTGCGTAATTTGCTGGCGCAGCAAAACAGAACAATCGGTGAAGGCTATTCTGCCGCGTATGACAAAGCCATGCAGCAGTTCAACACTGAGCAAGGGCAAGCCAAAGCGCTAGCAGACACCATGGCCCAGGCCGGTGCGCAGCAGCGTGCTATTGAGCAAGAAGGTATTACTGCGGACTACAATGAGTTCTTGCAGCAGCGTGATTACCCCATGAAGCAATTGCAGTTCCGGCAATCTATGCTCCAGGGTCTGCCTATTTCCGCTGTGTCGCAGCAATACCAACAGCCTTCAGGGTTGTCACAGTTCATGGGCGGTGCAGGTGGCATTCTTAGCTTCCTGAAAGAAATGTTCCCAGACATGTTTGCAACGCCTGCGCCTTCAGCGACACCTGCTCCGACCGGCACCACCGCCCCCTAAACTCAGAGGGTCTACTATGCTTTCTACCAACCCCTCCCCCGTCAACCCCGCGTTAGAGGGGGTTTTGCAATTAGCAAATAAGATCAATCCGGTTACGCCGGAGGGGCGACCCACTGTTGCTCAGAGCTTGATAGACCGCGCCACTTCCATGATGGCTCCACCGATGCAACCCTCGGTGCAAGATATTGCGCAAGATGCGGGCATGGGGTCTCAGATTCAAATGATGCAGCAGCAACAGCAAGAGCAGCAAATGCAGCAAGCGATGCAGCAGCTCATGCAACAGCAGGGTAGCCAAGACAACGCCATGAGATTTGGCGTGGCTGCTGCGCCCGGTGCTCAATCTATTGGCATGGCTGAGGGTGGGATTGTTGGGTATTCAACCGCTGGACTTACCTCAGACGAACTTGCACGGCTATTGAACACGCCACCTTCACAGCTTTCTCCTGATGATCTGGCAAAGCGCCTTGAGATCTTAAAGAGTGGGCAATACACCGCGCCGGGGGAAGTCCCTAGGTCTGTGGGCGCTCCTGCAAGCAAAGGCATAGGGGCCATGATGCGTGGGGCTGCATCTAAATTTGCCCCCCTTGCGCTCCTATCAGAGTTGTTTTACACGTCGCCTGAAGATATCGCTATCTTGGAAGCGGCAGAGCGTAAACGCCAAGCCCCTGCTGGAGCCCCCGTACAGCCACCGATACCTCAACCACAAACCCCTGTGGGGCAAACTACTCAAGTTGTGCCCCCTGTACAACCCGATGCTGCCCGTGCGGCGCAAGCACGTCAACAGCCACCACAGCAACCCCCGCAACAACGACCACCCATGATGCCCCCAGGTGCTAGGGTAGGTATTGATACGTTGATGGGACCGGCAGCGCCTAGCGCCGGACAGCGCTACATGCAAGAAGCTAAGAAAGTTCTTGGCGAATACGAAGTTGGAACCCCGAGTCCCGTTGGTGTTGCCGGTGCGGCGCAAGCACGTGAAGAAGCGTTTGCACCTTTCATGCGTGCCATGGGTATAGACCCAGAGCAGTTTAAGAAAGACATTAAGCAAAGCGAAGAGCGTAAAGAACGTAAGCTTGCAGGGCTTGGCGCGTTAGAGCAACAGTACAAAGAATCCCGTACTGGGATTAACGGGCTGATTAACTTGCTTAGCGCTGCCGGAGGTCGCACTGATCCTTTGACTGCGGTGGGTCAGCAATACGGCCTGAATCAAGCTCGTGATCTGGCACAAAACGAGCAGTTTATGTTGGCACGCAACGCGTATATGGATGCGGCAGACATCGAGCAAGCAGCCATTCGTGATAAGCGCCGTGCAGAAGTCACGGGCAAACTCGACAAAGCCGAAGCTGCTGAGACTGCAGCCCAAGCCGCACGCAACAAGAAGCGTGATGCACTTGTCACCATCACGACCGAAACGGCCAAGATGGAGCAACAAACCCAAGAGAAGGCCCTCGACCGCGCATCTCACGAAGCCATCGCACAACTGCAAACCAGCGTTCAACGTGAGATTGCACAGGCTCAACGTGAAGGTAACTTGGAAGCGCGTCGCGGTAACATCTTGGCCAGTATTGCCAAGACTGAAGAAACCGCACTGGCTAAGGCAAGTGAAAACTTCCAAAAGCGCGTCAATGCCCTCGGTATGTTGCCCGGTGCTAAACCCACGCCGGAACAAGCCAAAGAAGTTGAAGCCGCGTATGCTGAATTTGAAGCTGCCAAGGCTGCTGTACGTAGCCGGATTGCGGAGACTCGCGCTGAAGTCATGAGCGCAAAGAGTGGGGATGACTTTAAAGTTGAACGTATTAAGTAAGGGCAGTCATGGCGCTCTACCGAGTTACTTTGGCCGATGGCTCTCAATACCAAATTGAAGGCCCGGAAAACGCAAGCAAACAAGCACTGCGATACGCAGCAGAGAAGTTTGCACGTGATGAAGAACTTCGTGAGGCCGAAGCAAAGGTTAAGGCACTATCTGAGCGCCCTGCTGCCCCCGCAGACACCACGTTGGGTGGAAGTGCTAAAGAACTTTTCAAGGGTCTGATCCCCGGTGCAGTTGGCCTCGGGGAATCTGCGGCTGTTGGCTTGTCAGCGCTGCTGCCTAAAGCGCAAGAAGAATCGGCCCGAGAGACAATTAAACAACTTGCCACTTCGGCAAAAGAACCGTTTGCTGCTGCACCTGGGTACGAAGAATCAATAGCCCGCAAGCTGAGTGAGGGCCTGGGGTCTACGTTGCCATTCTTTGCGCTTGGGCCTTTGGGTTGGGCGGGGCGTTTAATTGGTGGCGGTCTTGGTGTATCCGCAGGTGCCGGTGAAGCCCGCACTAAAGCAGAAGCTGCTGGAGCTACCGAAGGTGAACGTGCCACGGCAACCGCGTTAGGTATCGGCCCTGGGTTGTTGGATGTTGTAGCGCCCGGTTTGGGGCACGGCATCAATAACATTGTTCTGCGAGCTTTGGCTCGTGGTGGTGTAGAGGGTGCAACAGAAGCGGCGCAAAACGTTGCCCAAAACTTAATTGCCCGTGGGGTTTACAACCCGAACCAAGACGTGCTGGCCGGAACCGCTGAAGAAGGTGCGTATGGTGCCGGGGTTGGCGCACTGTCTAGCTTGATTATTGACGCTACCCTTGGTCGCCGCGCACGCCGTGCTGGCGCTCCTACACCGGCACCTGCTGCCGCACCCGCTGCTCCCGGTGCCCCCGTTTCTCCTGAAGTTAGCGGGATTGTTTCTCCATCCGTGGAGTTTCCCCAGGGTGAGTTGTTTGCACGCGATCTTTCACTGGCGCGTCGGCAACAAGCTGCACAGGCTGCGGCACGCCCTGAGTTTGAACTTACTTCTCCTGAAGCGCCGCAAGGAGAACAGCTTGAGCTTCCTCTTGAGGCCACTGCTCCTGCTGCACCGCAACAGCGTGATTTGATTGATGAGCTTGAGGCCCAGCAAACCAAAGAGCTAATAGATCAAGATGAGACCAATCAAATACTGTCGTTGTTTGAGCAAGATGCTCAACGCGAACAACAGGCACAGGCGCAACGAGACCGCTTGAAGTTTGAATCTGACTTGGCCGAAACCGATGCGCGGCGCATGGAAGCCGACCGCAAACAGACGGAAAACCACCGGCTTGAGATTTTGCGTACCATTATTGAAGAGCCGTCGGTCAAGAACATTCAGGCTACATTCGGCGATGCGCTAAAGATTGCTGGGTACACGGATACCAACTTCACACCGCGTGAGCGGGAGATGATCCAGCGAGCAAGTGATGTTCGGGCGGCTCAGCCTGTTGGGGCTGAAGTGGAGCCTTCTGCTCCGGCGCAACTCGGCACCATGGAGGCTGCAATTCCTGAGCGCCGTGAAGCGCGGCCCCCCGAACAACTGGGTATTCCTGGCGTCGGTAAGCGTGAAGCCCCTGCTGCCCCCGAGATGGCTGAGCCTGCGGCTCCTAAGTTTTCCACGGTGCTCACGGCGGACGTGCTAAACAGCACCGGCTTGCCCCCACAGTCCGAGACTTACAAACAGCTTCTTAATAAAGATATGGCGAATCCTGCTCAACAAGAGCAAATACGGGATGCGCTAGTCAATGTCCGTACTAACCCCCAAATTGATGCTAATACAAAAGGTGCCGTAGAACGTGTTGCCATGCAAGCGTTCGGTGCACTTAGCACCCAGAGTGAAATGTTTGGCCCCAGGGGTGGGGTTATCTCTCCAGCAAAGGAGGCACCCCGTGATACTGGAAGAACTGTCCCTACCGGAGTTGGAGTTGGCGTTCCAAGTGCTGGACCAAGCGCTGCACCTGGACGAGTCCAGCCCGCCACTACCACTGCCACTGCCACTGCAGCGGTTACGCCCCCTGGACTGGTGCCTAATCAGCAACCTCCTGGACAAGCTGTTATTGGAAAAGCAGGGGCACCTGCTCCATTAACTCCACCCGCCGCTGCTCCTGTTGCCGCTGCCCCCACCGCTGCAGCCCCACGTCCAAAGCTGCGCACTATCGAGGAAGATGGCATCGCGGGGTACATGCAGGTGGCGAAAGGAAACAAAGACAAAGCGCTCGACTATCTGGCCCACGACATGGCACTTGCCATGTACCCCGAAAAGAACGTGGCCAGAGAACTCAACGCTATCACATTGGATCTGCAGTCCAACAAGATCAGCAACCCCAAATTTGGCAAGCCCGATACATACGCGCCTTACACGGGTGGTAAGTTTGCCAAGGGGTTCTTTGATTCTCTGAATACGCAAGACTACAAAACTCTTGTATCCAAGCTGCAAAACATTTTTGCCGACTATGCCCGCACCGATTTGCGGATGGCTAATATGGCCACAGCGCAAGAGGTTGAGCGTGCGCGCAGCGAAGTCAGCGAGAGTGACCAAACAAAGTATGGGTTGAGCCTAGAAGCTCCTATATTGGGGGCACAACTGCATCCGGCGGTGCGTCAGGAATTAGAAGCCGGTAACCTCGTTAACGCGGTGCGCATCATGGCCCGTATGAGTGATGGACGTACCGGTGCAGTAGCTACTAAATTGGCCGACAGCTTAGGCACCACCAAGGTTGTACTGTCGGCTGACGTGAAAAATGAAGCCGGGAAACCTGTCGCGGGGCGCTACGACCCTCAAACAGATACAGTCTATCTGAGCACCGACTTGGGGATGTCGGGGCATGTGCTTTTACACGAGGTCACCCACGCGACTACTTCTCACGTCCTGAGCAACCTGTCACACCCCGTAACCAAACAACTGACCAGACTGTACGAAGAAGCTCGGCCATACCTGGATACTGCTTACGGTGCACGCTCTTTGGAGGAATTTGTCGCTGAGGCTTTCAGCAATCCGCAATTCCAAGAACAGTTGTCGCTCATAACCGCTAAGGGCAAGCCAGTCACGATGTGGCAGCGGTTTGTCAACACCGTGCAAAACTATGTACGGCACATGTTGGGTATGAGCACAAAGCCAATCGAGACTGCGCTGGACGCCACGGATCGGTTGGTTACAGACATCATATCGCCCGCACCACAATACCGTGGGGCCGGTAGTCTGTACTCTGCTTCTGCCACGGGAGAGTCCGCGCATGCGTTGGATGTTTACGGCGCTCACGCCATGGGCGTGCCCACACTGACGCAAGAACGTATCTACAAAATCCGTGAGTTTCTGACTACAACTCCTAAGAGCAAGGCTGCGGAAGGCATCCGTATGAGCTTGCCGCTTAACGCGTTAGTGGATGTAGCCAAAAAAGAAATCCCGATGGCGGCTCAAATCGGCACCGTGGTGGATGAGCGTGCAGGTGCAGAAAATAAGCGTAACCAGCTTATTGAGCCTATCGTTAAGCGCACCAGTGAGTGGGCCTCAGCAAACCCGCAAAAGTTGGACAACCTCAACTCCGTCGTCTACAACAGCACGCTGTATCAAGTTGACCCCTCCAATCCACGGGAAAACTACAAAGGCAAAACCGACGCCAGCGGTAACAGTTTAGAAGCTGTGTGGGACATGCTTGCGCCCAAATGGAAAGCGCTTGGTGAGGATGGTCGCAGTGTCTACAAACAGATGCGAGACACTTATGCTGCGCTGCACAAAGAAATTGAGCGGGTACTTTTCGCCCGCATCGACGCAGCTTTTGGTGAGAACAAAGACGCTGCCAAGAAGGTCAAAGAAGATATCTACAAGCGTCTGTTTGAGAGCGGCAAGATCGAGCCATATTTCCCGCTGACTCGTACAGGAAAATACTGGATATCCTACACCGCCAACGGTGAGTTTTATGTTGAGGCTTATGAAACCTCAGCCATGCGTGAGGATGCAATCAAGGCACTCAAAGGCAGCAGCGATGTAGACGCCGCCAGCATCCAGAAGTTTGCCAACGCTTCGCAGATCAACTACCGCAACGCACCTTCCACGTCCTTTGTCAACAACATCCTGCGTACGCTGGAAGCTAACAAGAAGGGCGCAAGTCCTGAAGCCAAAGAGCGTATTGATGAGGCAACCCAGGAGGTCATGAACCTCTTCCTAAATCTGTTGCCAGAAACCTCCTTTGCGCAGGGGTTCCGGCATAGAAAGAACACGCTGGGTTTCAACCAAGACGCAATCCGCGCACTGCGCAGCAAGACGTACAACTTGTCACGGCAGTTGGCAAACATCGAGTACGGTGCCAAGCTAGAAGCTATTCGCACCGACATGCAAGATCACGTCCGGGCCAACGGTAGTAAAGAATCTGCTGTGGCGTACATGGACGAGTTGAACAAGCGAATCGACTTTGCTATCAGTCCGAATGTCGCGCCTTGGTCAAAGGCCATGACTTCAGTGGGTTTTGCCTGGACGCTTGGGTTCAACATCTCCTCTGCGGTCGTCAACCTTGCACAGGTGCCTGTCGTAGTAATGCCGTATCTGGGTGGCCGCTACGGCTATGGCGCTACCACCAACGCAATCGGCCAAGCCAGTAAATTGTTCCTTGGTAGCGGCACCAGCCGAGAAGCCAAGATGCTTGTGCCGGTGCGAGATGACAAAGGTAACGAGGTCGAGAAGTCCATGACCGTACGGGCTGCACCGTCCATGGATAACTATGATTTCAGTGACCCGAATCTGTCCCCTGAAGTCAAACGGCTTGCCACGCTGGCCCGTATTGCTGGCGCTCGCGGGCAGCTAAATCGCTCACTTAGTTACGATGTGCTGGAAGTAGACGCACAAGAATCGCTGACTTCCAAAATCAACAAGTACTCCGGGTTTGTGTTTCACCACGGCGAGCGCATGAATCGGCAGGTGGCGTTGATTGCTGCCTACAACCTTGAACTGGATCGCCTGAACAAACCTGACGCCAAGCTAGAAGATGGCTCTCTTGCTTCCAACCTCACGGATGCGCAGAAGGAAGAATACGCCGCCAATCATGCGATCTACCTCACCGAACTGACCAACGGTGGCACGTCTGCTGCCAGCGCACCGCGCATTGCCCAGGGCAATCTTGGTCGGGTCTTGTTCATGTACAAGCGCTACGGCGTCTCCATGTACTACATGCTGTGCAAAACCATGCGCGACGCGGTTGCACACGAGGATGCTGATGTACGTAACGCCGCGAAAAAACAGTTTGCTGGAATCTTTGGATCTGCTGCGCTGTTTGCAGGGGCACAAGGTGTGCCGTTTATTGGCATTCTGGGCATGCTCTACAACATGTTTGCGGGTGATGACGAAGATGATTTCGACACCGCAATGCGTAAGAAGATGCCTGAGTGGGCGTATAGCGGCATGATCAACGCAGTCACCGGTGCTGACGTGGCCTCCCGCATCGGTCTGTCCGACTTGCTCTTCCGAGATACCACGGTTAAAGACCAACAGAGTTTGGTCATGCGCATGGCAGAAATGATGGGCGGTCCGGTAGCTGGCATCGCAAGTCGAGTTGAGCGCGGGGTTAACCTTATCAACGAAGGGCATGTCCGACGTGGGGTCGAGCAAATGCTCCCTTCAGCGATCTCGTCGCTATCTAAAGCTGAACGATTTGCACGTGAGGGCGCACTTACCATGCGCGGCGACCCGATCCAAGAAGAATTTGGTGTGGGGCAGGTGCTTGGCCAAGTCTTCGGATTGTCGCCTGCAAGCTACACGCGCCAGTTGGAAATCAACACGTCCACCAAGAAGATCGACCGTGCAGCAGGGCAAGAGCGCACCAAGCTGCTACGTAACTATTACGTGGCGCTGCGGCAAGGGGATACGGATGAGGCCCAGCAAGTTGTGAAGAAGATGGCCGACTTCAACAACCGCCACCCTGGTGCTCGGATTACTCCTGACACCATCAGAAGTTCCTTGGCTCAGCACATCAAGACTTCTAAGGAAATGACCAGCGGTATCCTCATCTCCAAGAACATGCGGGCAGAGCTTATGCAGCACCGTGCAGCCTTTGAACCCACTGCACAAGAGGAAGAAGAATAAAAAAGACCCCGGCTTTTTAGGGCCGGGGCGCAACATAACTAGGAGAGAGATGAACAACCGAAGTTGTCACTGGGGATAGTATCACAACACCCGCCAAAAGCGTACTCCCCATTTTCCCCCTTCTACCCGTGGGCGAAATTGCAACGTCCACCCCCTGCGCCGAGCCACCTCAAACACCTGCCTAACAAGTTCTACGGTGTTGATACAGGGGACAAAGATGGAGCTGTTCACTACCACCTCGTCCCATTTCACCGTAATCGGCACCCCATCGGGGGCAATATCGTCAACCCTCAGCCTGTTTTTCGAGGAGCGCGGCAGTCGTAGCCATAGATTGTTCTGCTTCATCTGTCATAAAACTTGAGCAGTCGATAGATAAGACATCTGCCGGAGGGAGGTTCATGTGGGTGCCACGACTCAGGCGAATCTTTTCTTTCTTCAAATTCGTGGGGGCACCCCTTAAAGAATCCACCAGCCCCGAATAGTTCAACTGGTGTTTAGAGCACCAGTCTTTCAAGAACCGTGGCAACAGGTACAGCCGCTTCACGTCGTATTCATACCGCGCCACGAAGTTGATGCGGGGCACCGCATCCGGGTGAATCAAGTGGTCAATCCCTGTAGACTGCTTTCTCGCGTCATCGGTGCTCTTGATGCGCAGGATGTTGTTGTAGTTTTCCGCGAGATAGTCTGTGAGCAACGAGCCGACCTCACTTGCCATCTCCGTGGTGGACTTCTTGGCGTCGATCAGCACCCGCACGGCCCACTGAGCAATCGGCGCAATCTGCCAGTCGATCAACCCAGCCCGCTTGCCGAGCATCAGCCCCGTGATTGTGCGAGACACCAATGCTGACCAAAATCGGTTTTCTGCGGTCAACCCGGCAGCGGCATCAATACGTTGTTGGTTTGCATTGGCAAGTTCCTTTGCGGCTGCTAGGTTGTTCATGACGTACTGGATGTACACCCGCCCTGCATGACCATAGTGCTGCTTGATTGCTGCGCTGAATACGTCAGTCTCTTCTTTGGTTTTGAAATAAATCTTGTTGACCTGATACTCCAGTATGCGCTGGGCCTCCGCCTCTGGCATGCGTTTGTACAAGCTGATGCGCTCCACCAACCCAGTGTTGCCCGTGGATCCGAATAGCGTCTTCCACGGCTTGCCTCTGACACGCTCCACGTTACTCTTACCGGACATCCGGTTGCGCTGCATCCCGTTAGGAAGCTGATACGCCCAATCAGATAGCTCTGCAGGTTTCGTGTTGGTCATCTCGTCGATATAAACCACAACGTTCTTGTACGCCTCAGCCCGATTCATGCGTGAGTTGTGCGTGTCGTTCTCCTGCAGCATGATCATGTCCGGATCCCCCCAGACAGACGCACCTGCAAGCATGGCGGTGGTTTTACCTAGTCCGGAGCCTTTACTCCATGCGTGAAACGCCGCCGCATTGAGCGGTTGGAACTCCATGAGCGGAGCCCCCAGCGATAACCCAAACATGAACTGATGCAACTCAAAGCCGGGGCGGTTAAAAAACTCCAACGCTTGTTTCCACCCCTCGTACGTACCCTTGGCGGTGAAGTAGGGAAAGTACTGTACTGTGGCACTGGAGGGAGAATTGATCTCGATGCGATCTTTGAAGATCTCCATGTTCCCCACGGCGAAGGAGGTGCCTATGGAATCTGTCCAGCCGAATTGCCTACGGGACTCCGTGGCTTCAGCCTTAAACTGTAATTCGTTAACCCATCTCATTGTGTAGTCCATCAACTCTGCTACGTTAAGAACTGTCACCCCCTGCATAGCGAGGTACTTGCGGAACTCATCTTTTGCGCCGACCGCAGTAAGCGGCAGCGTGAACTCGCGCACCCCGTCTCGTGGGAGGTGTAGGCGCATGACAATCGCCTCACCCATATCAGGATCTTTTAGCCGTCTCACCACATACAGATCGTTGTGATAGACCAGCTTGTCCCTAGGTTCTTCGTCGTCTTCACCCTTCTTGCCGTGAACAAATATGCCACCTGACTTGCCACGGAAGTAGGGGTGCGGGTACTTAGGAATGACGTACTCAAGTGGTTTTGCATCCGGGATACCCAGAGGCTTTTGCACCACGATATTGTCCGACTCATCAGCCTCCAGCACCTCACGGCCCAGCGTTATGGGGGACTTGAGCTTGTTCCAGTGCATGCAGCTAGGGCATACTCCAGGGCGGTACTCATCAAAGCGCTCACACAGGTACGGCCCTTTGATCAGGCTGACTTTTTCTTCGGTTGCTTCGGGGGAATACTCGGGGTGCTTGGATGAAATTTTGTGGATTGCCGTGGCTCCATCCACACAAAACTTGGCAACAGACAAGCCCGCACGCCACAGTGGCTCTGAAATACGCGCTTGGTTAGTCACGACCTCTTGTAGCTGGGCGCATCCCTTGCCCGCCACGGTCTTGATCATGATGGTCTTGAACCTGCTGATGTAGCTGCCTGAGAGCGCTTGCATCAACTCGTCATGCTCACGGGGGACGTACTTCTTAGGAGCACCCAGCACCCCCAGGTCATCCCCCAACAACTCTTTGAATACGTCAAAGTCCACACTACCACCCGGTGCCCCCACCAGGGCTACTTCTTTGGGGGGTGTGTCTTTGTGGTTGTGTGTGCCAGGGACTCGCAGCACCCGAGCTGAATCGGCTGTAACTGCTGGGTCACAGTGCAGATTATGTTCTTTACACAACCTCTTTAGTCGCTCTGCTACCGGCACCCATGTTTCACGTGGAACAGCGTTTGTGAGGGGCCAGTACGCGTGGATACCCCTACCACTGTTGACCACTGTGGGTCTTGGCATGCTGAGCTTCTTGCAAAACCCACGCAGCGCGGATAGCGCGTCGGCTTGCGTTGGATACTCTTTACTTGCGCCGCAATCCAGATCAAGGAAGAACGCCTTCAGTTGGAAAGCATTCGGGACTTTACGTGATCCAGCTTCTACGAATGTGCTAAGGGCAAAGTACGCGTCGTATCCGTCATCGTCAAACTGTTGAGCCGCGCTAACTACCGCATCAATGCTGTCGTAAAACTTCTGTACTTTGCGCTCGTCATTGATTCGCGCAGCATACACACAGTAATACCCATCACCGCTGAGTGTCGCCTCCAGAAATGTTCTTGTGTCCATGACCACCGATGATTGAAGAAGGGAAGATAGGGGGCACGTAGCCCCCTCCTAAGACTTGGTTAGTCATCCCATTCATCAACCACGGCAGAGAGGTCAACCTTCTCTTCCGGCGTCGAAGTAGCGGCGGTCTTCTTGACCACCTTCTTAGGCTCTTCAACTTCCTCAACTTCCACGGGTGCGGCCTTTGCGGCTTTAGTTGCCGGGGGCAGCGCGGGCGCGGGGGTGGGCTTGGCTTCCTGTTTCGGTGCAGGGATCACGCCGTCCATCTGGGACACATTCAAACTAACAGCTTTGACCGTATCGGCGTGGTCTTTCATCTCCACGGCAATCTGCAACTCGTGCTCTTCCAACTCACGCACCGGCTTGAAGACCAGCTTGGGCGTCGGACTTGCGGTATCAAATCGCATCTCGGTGATGATGCTGATAGCCGGGGTGTTGTACGCCTTGAGATGACGCCCGTATGCTTGCAGTGGCATCTTCTTACCATCCGCATCTCCAAACACAGACGTGGAGGGCAGCGTGACTTGATAGACTTCGCGCTTGTCGATCTCCCCATCAAGCAGCACAGCAATACGTTGCTGGAATCGGCATGCACGAGACTCGCCTTGTCCAGACCCTTTGATATGTTGAGGGCAGTCTTTGCAGAACTGAGACTGGCGCTGATCTTGTGGTACGGCTGAATCCGGGCGCTGCGTGTCTGATGACCAGCACACAGGCTTGCTGATCTCACCTTCGTTGTACGTACCTGAGAAGTACATACGCGACACTGGCGCAGCGTTAATGATTACCACGTTAATTGCACGGTCCTCACTCACGCGGACTTCTTTGCCACCAACGATTTCACGGAACACGCCGCCCTTGATGCTGATGCGACGATTACCTCCAGCGCTACCACCGGCAATGGTGCTGGTCAGGCTATCTTCTACGCCGCCCAGAACGGCGAGGGCTTTGCTGGGCTTACCAAAAAGAGTCAATGCAGACATGGGAATACTCCTAGTTAGATGTCTTTGTCGGGATTGGAAAAGTCGAGATCCAGTTGTACTGGAGCCTCATCAGCACCATTGTCCTTTGGCGTTTTGGTAAGCGCCGCAACGACGAGTGGTAGCTGGAACCGGTAAGTGTTACCCACTTTCATGTAGGTGTCTCGTGGGATGAACCCTTGGCGCACCCACGCCCGGATGGTTGAAATTGAAACCGTGAAGTGCTTGGCAACATCTTCAATCGGCACAAGTGGCTCTTGCGACGCCATCATTTTCTCCTTATCGTGATTGTGTATTCGCTGTCCACGTTGAGCCCCGGTGGCAGCAAATCGGGGTGGTCTTCCAAAAACTGTTTCATGTTGCCCTGATGCAGACGCTTCTCTAAAAGCTCAGGGGCGTTGTGTTCCACGACGAACTTGCCCATAGACTCCCAATCGTTAGTCCAATAGCTTGTCCGTACCGTGCGATAGAACATCCCCTCGGAAGTGCGCACACTCTCCAGGTTCTCGTCTTTGCAGTACTGCAGCAGCGCACGCTTCACAGCGCCCAGCTTCTCTTTGAGAGCCTTCTCTTCGGCCTCGTACTCCTCACGGATTTTTGTAAGGGCGGCATTCATCTTGAGATACACCCGCACCAGCTTTTCCGTAGGCACTTTTTCTGTTTCGTCGCTCATCACTCTCTCCTGTTGTAAGTGTCGGAACCTGTATTATAGTGACGTTCTTTTCTTTATTCAAGTAGGTCTTTGTAAAGATCAACAATTTTTGTATGAACGTCAATTTTATTATCTAATAAGTTGTAAATGTGTCTTTCAACACCTGACCCCGCGAGCTGTACAACTGTTGAGGGGTGGCGCTGTCCGGATCGGTGGACGCGGGCGTTGGCCTGTGCGTAGGTCTCCAAAGAACTTGTCGGCCCCCACCACACGACCGTATTTGCAGCGGTCAACGTCACGCCGTGCGCGGCAGCTTGCGGCTGAATCACCAACACTCGGGGGGAACTACTATCTTGGAATCGTTTGAAGATCTCGGTACGGGCGTTGGCAG